GCCGCGTATGCGGCCTGATTGGTAGAGGTTGCGAGGCCGACGGAGAATGCAGTCAGTTCGGGGAAATGCATGACGGTGATCCTAGCTCTTGTTGACTTCTGTTAACTACACCAATAGCCAAGCAGGCCGGAGGCTCAAGTGTCACCCGAAGGGGCGAAAGGAGCGAAGCGACTGGAGAGCCGAACGAAGTGAGGTTGACGCTGGAGTCGGCATGCTACCCGAGAGCAATGATAGGAAACACCCCGAGCCGAAGGCGAGGTAGCGAGGAGGAAGCCCGAAGGGCTAACGAGTGGAGGAGAGAGAGAGAGCGACGAGCGGGAGCCCAAAGGGCGACCCAACAAAGAAACCGGGTCTGGGTGGTTCGCTGGATGCAAAAACAGGCCCCCCTTGCGCCCTTGCTCCATGTCGAAGGGTGCCCCCACCCCGGCCACCAGGGGGTCGAAGAGCCGGGAAGAGGTTGAACTACACCTCGTATCTTTCTAACAGAAATTCCCTTCAAAACCACTCTGCCTATTTTTTATATAATTTTGGGATACCTAAAAATAATTTCTCCCCCACCCCTTGAAATTCTGGGAGCGGGTCCTATATATACCTTTAGCTAAGAGAATACCTTTAGCTAAGAGATCCCCTAGGTAAACATAATTCTTTTAGTTAATCCCCTTAGCTAAAGGTACCTATAGGTAGCAAGATTCTTATTAGTTATTCCCTTTAGCTAAGAGATCCCCTAGGTAATAAAAATCCTTTTAGTTAGTATTCCCTTTTCTTATCCCCTTAGCTAAAGGAATCCCCTTAGGGGTTCTGTCTGTAAGATACTCCTAGTACCCCTTTAAGAGAACCTAGGAGTATGATACAGACAGAATAGAGGATAATCCCCTTAGAAAGGGGGGAAGCTACATCCCTCCCTCTTTGTTTATGTCTAATTTAACAACTATCAATTTTATTGACTAATATGTCTAATTACCCTATACTAATGGTAAGGGGTTAACGGGGTATTAGGGGTTTTATGGCTACAACAGACAATAAATTTAGAAACGGGAGTGGTAGGTTTTACCTTAGTGCCCTTTTCAAAGAAACTAATCTCAGGGATTTGTCTTGTGCCCTCTACAGCCTCAAAGACAACGATGATGGTTCTTTCCCCTCCCTTTATCGTCTCTACATGGCACAAGAGGACCCCACTGAATATGTCTTTGCTAACACCTATTTTGAGTCTTGGCAACATTGGGCTGAATTGTGCGCTTCAGATTGGTTCCAACCCTACCTTAAGCGCTGGCGAGCCGAGATGGAAGTCAAGATTCGTAGCCGTAGCCTAGCCCTCCTGCTAGAACAGGCCCTAGGAGGCTCTAGGGAGGCCGTACAGGTCAATAAGTGGATTGTGGAGGGTGGATATACCCCAAAGGGTAAAGGGGGCTCCACGGGGCGCGGAAGGCCCTCTAAAGAGGACATCTCCAAAGAGGCTCACCGGATGGCAGGGGACACCCAGCGTCTGGAAGAAGATTTCCTTCGAATTGTCCAGTAAGGGGCCGTTTGCCAGTTGACCATACCCCGGAGGACATGGGGGCTTTGAAAGCCAAAGTCACCCACCTCGAAACTCAATTAGCCGAACTCCACAAGGACATGAAGGAAGTCCTGAAGTTTGTCCACGAAACCCGAGGCGGCAAAGTTTATCTCTTCGCCCTTTTGACCGTCGCAGCTACCCTAGGCGCTTTGGTCGAACTAGCCTACAAATTTCTTACACGGTAACCCACATCATAGCCCCTCGCTCCAAAGCTGACGAAAAACGGGATCAAATCCGCCTTCGTGCCGAACAAGACCTTGAAGCCTTTATCAACCTTGTCCACCCCCAAAGGGTCCTAGGGGCGGTCCACATAGAACTAATCCGGTGGTGGTGCCGGGAAGACGCCAAAAGCCACCAAATCTGTCTATTGCCCCGAGATCACCAAAAGAGTGCAATGGTAGCCTACCGGGTAGCCTGGGAAATAACAAGAAACCCCGCTATCCGTATTTTGTATATCTCGTCTACGGCGAACCTTGCGATTAAGCAAATCAAGTTCATCAAAGACATTCTAACCCACCCTACCTACAAATTCTACTGGCCTGAAATGCTCCATCCCGATGAGGGGAAACGAGAAAAGTGGTCAGAAGCCGAATTCTCAGTAGACCACCCTAAACGTAAAGAGCAAATAGTCAGGGACCCCACCGTATTTACAGCGGGACTGACAACCTCTATTACAGGTCTCCACTGTGACGTTGCTGTTCTTGATGACGTAGTTGTAAGGGAAAACGCCTATACAAACGATGGCCGGGAAAAAGTAAAGCAGCAGTACTCTCTTTTGTCTTCAATTGAAGGGGCTGACTCGGTTGAATGGGTTGTGGGCACACGGTACCACCCAAGGGACCTCTACAACGACCTTCAAGCCATGCAAGTCGAAATCTTTGATGACCATGGTAATATTGTCTCCAATGACCCTTTGTACGAAATGTTCGAAAAAGCCGTGGAGAACCGGGGGGACGGAACCGGGGAATTTCTTTGGCCCCGGCAAGCAAGATACGATGGCAAGTGGTTTGGATTCGACCAATCAGTTCTAGCCAAAAAGCGGGCTCAATACCTAGATCGTGTCCAATTTAGAGCCCAATACTACAATAACCCAAACGAAGTAGACACAGCCACAATTAACAAGTCTCTGTTTCAGTACTATGACAGAGGTAAACTTAAAAGAATTGATGGCAAGTGGTACCACAACAATGTACGCCTTAACTTATTCGCTTCCGTTGACTTCGCCTTTTCCCTTAAACAAAAGGCCGACTTCACAGCAATAGTCATTGTCGGGGTTGACCACCAAAAGAACTACTTTGTAATAGACATTGATCGCTTCAAGACTGACCGAATAAGTGAGTATTTTGACCATATCCTGAGGCTTTACCAAAAGTGGGACTTCCGAAAGCTAAGAGCTGAAGTCTCCGTTGCCCAACAGGTTATTGTCCAGGATCTTAAAGACAATTACATTCGAACTTACGGCCTAGCGCTTTCAATTGACGAATTCCGTCCTTCAGCCCACGGCGGCTCAAAAGAAGAGCGGGTTGAAGCGATCCTCCAGCCCCGGTATGCCAACCACCAAATATGGCACTACCAAGGGGGCAACTGCCAAGTGCTAGAGGAAGAGCTTGTGCTTACTAACCCTCCTCACGATGACGTAAAAGACGCTCTGGCCTCGGTGATTGATATGGCCGTCCCTCCCTCAAGTGGAGCTATTTGGACGCCCAAGCGCCCTCAGAATAACATTTTCAATAACAGATTTGGCGGGATTAGTTAGTTTTTATGTCTGGTGACACCTTAGACCTTAGTGGAATTATAGTCGAAGACCAAATGGCTACTCAAATTGCTCGTATGTGGCAAACTTGGGATTCCATGAGAGGCCCCCAGGTATCCGCCTGGAATGAAACCCAACGGTATATCTTCGCAACCGATACCACGACTACTTCAAACGCCGCTCTTCCGTGGAAAAACAAGACAACCGTACCTAAGTTGTGCCAAATTCGGGATAACTTGAACGCGAACTACTTGGCTTCCATCTTTCCTAAGCGTAAATGGCTTTCTTGGGAAGCGGACGATCAGGACTCAGACGACAAAAGCAAAAAGGAAGCAATCCAGAGCTACATGAACTGGGTTATTGACTACAGAGGCTTCCGTACTGAGCTAGAGAAGCTTATACTTGACTACATCGACTATGGAAACTGTTTTGGTACTGTTGACTGGCTTGACAAAAGCATTGAAATTGACCCTCCCAAGCAACCAAAAGAGAGCGTAGGCTACATAGGCCCAGTTATTAAGCGGATCAGCCCTCTTGATATTGTCTTTAACCCTATTGCCTCTTCGTTTGCCTCTTCCCCAAAGATTATCCGCTCCTTTGTGAGCCTTGGGGAACTAAAAGAGATGCTTTACCGGCCCACGCAGCCTGAAAACGCTGAACAGTACAAGGCGCTCTACAGCTACCTCAAAGACTTGCGGGCCACAGCTAGCTCCACAGTTACCAATTGCTCTAATTTGGGTGGCTACTTCTCCGTAGAGGGCTTCGGCAACTTCTCTGACTATCTCCAAAGCGACTATTGTGAACTGCTGACATTCCACGGAGACCTCTACGACGCTAACAACGACGAACTGTTGCGTAACAGAGTTATCACGATAGTTGACCGGCATAAGATTGTCTATAACGAGCCTAACCCCTCCTACTTTGGCACCTCGCCTATTTTCCATTGCGGTTGGCGCACTCGGCAAGATAATCTTTGGGCCATGGGTCCCCTCGATAACCTTGTGGGTATGCAGTACCGCCTAGACCATCTTGAGAACATCAAGTCCGACGTCCTAGACCTTATTGCCTACCCGGTCCTTAAAATCAAAGGTCAAGTAGAAGATTTTACTTGGGGGCCGATGGAGCGCATCTACATTGGGGATGACGGTGACGTTGAAATGGTTGCCCCTCCGTTCCAAATACTCCAGCTTAACTCTGAAATCCAGCTAATCCAAAAGACCATGGAAGAGATGGCTGGAGCCCCAAAGGAGGCTATGGGCTTCCGTACTCCTGGCGAAAAGACAGCCTACGAAGTCCAACGCCTTGAGAATGCAGCCAGCCGTATTTACCAGTCACGGACTACTGGGCTTGAAGAGCGGATGGTTGAAGCCCTTTTGAACGGCATGCTTGAGCTAGGCCGTAGACGTATGGGTCCCACTTCGGTGAAGGTCCTCGATGATGAGTTTAACCTAGCCGCTTTCCAGACACTCACCCCAACCGATATCACAGGCAATG